CGGGACGTATAAACCAAGACCCAGCAGGCACCACATGTCCTTCAACAATGAGATTACAATATCCATCCCAGCTCACGGCTCCTTGTCCTCGAGTGCTGCAACAACTCTGCTCATCCACTCGGGCTTTTCTTTCATGGCCTTGATCGATTCGTGTACATGGTAAAGAGCGTCGAACATTCTGCGGTTGTGTAGCCACAAACGCTCATTGCATTCGGTTGCCTGCTGAAGGCCGACCTCCAGTGCCCGCCTCGATTGGTCTTCGTAGGTGGTCACTTCGTTGCCCTTCGTCGAGATAATTTGCTTCTGTTGATCTGACGTTCGTCGATATAAGACTGCCACTGCTTCCTCGCTTCTTCGGCCAATACTTTTGTGGGCTGATCCCATCCGAGATCTGGTACATTCCCACCCATAACCCATCGTGAGCCGAGGCGACATTCTCCAAGGAAGCTGGTAGTAGTCAAATGATACTGTTCGCAGTTGCCTTGAACTTTAACTTCGATCTTCATAGTGCGTCTGGCTTCTCGTAACGGAAACTCTGGTGCTTCGGGATAAACTTGAATGGGATGTCTGAGTGGTTCGATCCACGACGAGACTTCCTCACCTTAACAAATAGCTTGAAGTCGTTAATCTTGGGGTTCCTGCGGTCAAGGATGAGAACTTCATCGGCGTTCTCGGCCAGCCCGTTGGAGTCCTTTAGATGGTGAAGCTCTGCCTGTGAGTCGTAGACAGACTGCCTGTTCAGCTGGACGCAACCGAGGATCGGAATGTCCAGCTCCTTGGCAAGTGCCTTGGTATGCACAGCTACAAGCTCAAGCTCCCTTGCCCTGCTGTCCTGCTTCTTGGTATCGACGCTGACCTTGCCGAGTAGATCGATGACGAGGAGCTTGCACCCCTTACGCTTCAGCCTTCTGGCCTCAGCCCTGATCTCGTTGACCGACCATGTCGGGCGATCCATCACCACCAGCGGGAGTTCCCGCATCTCGTTCGCAACGGAGTCCAGCGTGGCCAGCTGATCTGGCGTGATGCTTCCAAGTGTTCTCAGCTCATCCGTGCTGAACCTCTCGGACAGTGCGATCATACGCTCGGCAATATCACCAGCCGTAAGCTCCATCGAAATATACCCGACCTTGTTGCCGTTCTTCAGTGCGTTGTAACAAAGCTGAATAGCGAAGGCCGACTTGCCCATGTTTGTAAACCCAGCAAGTAGGATCAGGTGCCCGTTGGTCAGCCCGCCGATACAGTGATCCAGCTCCGAGTACCCAGTGGGTAGACCAGAGTAGGTAGCCCCAGTCCTGATAAGGTCTCTTGCCTTCTGAGTTACCGAGTGGGCTGCATCCCCGATCTCAACTCCCTTGGATCTCCCGAGGCTGGTTGTGTTGGTATACTCCTCCATCGATGCCGACACTTCGGCTGATGGTGCCCCATCTTTAATCAGTCGCAGAGAGTTCTCAGCTGCAACATACATCGAACGCAGTCTGGCCATCTCCACTAGCCTGTCCTCGAAGGACGCTAGGTGCTTGGCAGTTGGGACAAGATCCTTGGTCGCAAGCTGTCCTACAAAGTGGGTCATCATCTGACGCTCACCGTTCTTCAGTTCGCCAACTAAAAGCACTGGATCAGCAGGTGCGCCCTTGGCACCGAGCCTGACCATCAAAGAGTGGAGTTGCTTGGAGACTGGATTGCCGAACAGGTCGGAAGACCAGCCACAGATTTCCTTGTGAACATCTGGATCGGACATTGCGGTTGCAAGGACACGACCCTCGATCTCTGAGTCAAACATGGCGAAGTCCTTCATCGGTATACCAGTGCGTACTTGTGGGAATTAGCGAACGCTTCCGCATCCTTACGGCTGTGAAAGAACACATCGATCACGGGGAATTTCCCACCACTTGCTTTCCTGCTGATCACAGCAGACCCAGTGTCGTGAACCTGACGGGTGCCAATGCCGTCGATATAGATCCAGTTCCCGTAACCAAAGACCCGAGGGTCAGCTGCAACTGAGATGCCCTCCTTAAGCGTGTAGCCAGAGGCACTCTTCAGTCTCCGAGTGTATGAATCCTCACCACGATGATAGGTTGTTAACCTGACCTTGATCGGGTCTGCGTTGCTGATGCAGACACTTAAGAACATTGCAGTTAATGCTTTATCCATATTCCTTTAACCTCCGTTTTAGTTTCGTCTGCTTGGCAGTTGCTCTTGATCTTAAGGAAATCCTCAGCTCTCATGGCAACCAGCCAGTCTGTTCCGTTTTTCTTAAAGGCTACGGCTGGAACCTTTCCAGCCCCGCAGTCCCTGACCGACTGCTCGATGGCCTTCCACACATTCAGGTTCTCAACCCACTTAACCTCCCAGTGCATGCCGTCATCCGACACAACATCGGGAGAGTCTGGGGAACCCGAGTACTGCCTACCTCTCCGAGCCGAGATACCAACGGCACGAAGGAAATCCCTCCATGCTCTTTCTCCACGCTTACCCTTGGCGCAAGAATTGATTGGCATCTCGGCTTACCGATTAGTACTTCCTAGAAGCAGCTGCGTTATCCACTAGGTTTGGATACGGTCTGCCAGCAGCTTTGGCCTTGGCCTTTGCATAGGCTTTGGCTTTAGGCGAGAGCTTGTTTCCAAGCCTCTTGCCAGCAGCTTCCTTTTCCCAGAATGGTTTATCTTTCATTAAAAGATATCACCACCCGAGACGGTGCCACCCACATCGGTGAGTGTGATCGACAACATCTTGTTGCCGTTCTTATCGTCCCGCACCCAGCAAGCAGCTTTGTACTTGCCAGCAGGGATCTCAATCGCCTCGTCCACCCACTTCTCTCCATCCTTCTTGCGAGGGCTGGCGAACTTAGGTGCCTTGGGGTTTTCTTCTGCCCGTTTGTTTCCAAACAGGTTTAGCTTGATGCCTTTGACTTGCGTTTCCGTGGCCATGTTTTCTGTCCTTTCGTGCGATCTTCGATTTGTTTGTATGCAGAATGGAAGCGCAAGATCGCTTTCCACGCCTCCATCTGCGGGGTTAAGTCCTCAAAGTTTCTTTCCTCAATGTCGTTCTCGTACCCGATACGAAGTAACTTCACTGCCTCAATGTCCTCGTCGAACGGGTGGCAGTCCTCGTAGAGCATCTTGTAACCAGCCATCTGCAGTTCGTACTGTGGCTTCAGGGATGAGCTGGTCTTGAAGTCAACCAGCACCAGCCTGCCCTGCTTATCCCGAGCGATAAGGTCTACAGTTCCACCGAAGCCGTGCTTATCACTGGCAAGCTGAAGCTCGCAGTGGATACGATCCAGACCGCTCTTCCACCACCACTTCTTGAATCCCTCGATCATCTCCTCGGCACACTCAACCTCGTCCTTGGCACACAGGCTGAAGTCGCACTTGAATCCATCTAGGAAACCGTGGGCACCGAAGTGGAATATCGATCCGATCCTGCGCTTCTTACCACCATCCTTCTCGAGGCACTTGCCTTTCTTGCCTAGTCCAAACGCCCAAGGCACCAGCTGGGGAATGGCTATATGCTTTGCGATTATCGAAGTAACAGACGGCAGGATATCCCCGCCCTTGTTCTTGTACTTCTGGTGTGGCTCGTCGAGATCCAGCTTAATTGTCTTCATAATCCTTTAGCTACAATGACTAAGAAAATAATCATTACAGCTGCCTCCATTGCTAGTACTTGGGTTTCGTAATCCATATCACAAAAGGGATATGCTATTTTACTTTGCGTCTGCTTGGCAGACGCTTCTTACCCGAAGAGGTTTTCTTCGGTTGTTTGGTATGAATGTTTTTAATAGCCCAATCCCAGTTCTTTTTAGAGACACGAACATCCCTTGGTTCACCGTATGGGGTAGTCTTCCATTCTCCAAACTTGGCCGTCATTTTACTTCGCCCTTGATTCTTTCAACCACGAGCTTGCCGTGCTTGACGATGGCCGACAGCAGTGCGGTATCAGCCACACCAATGAAAGGCTCATCGATCTTGTCTGTCTTAGCTGGCACGGCTGGAGAGCTGATACCAAGTTTTTTACAGGATGATGGATTAAGAGATCTCGCAAACTTGTAGAGATCCCCATCGGTCAGCTGGTGCTGGTCACACATCTTAATGAATGCCTCGGTCAATTCGCCAAGGCTTTCAGTGGACTTGTTCTTAACCAGCTCCCGCTCAAGAGAGAAGATATTGTCTGACTTCTGAGGAGTCACGGTCTTCGCTTTGTCGAGTTCCTCGGAGGAGCAAAGCCCATCCTCGATCCCGATATTAAGGAAGCCCAACGCACGACCCACTGCAGAGGTCTCTGCTACCTCAAGGGCAGCTGCCCCAGCAATCATACCAGTCCACTTGGATTGGCTGTGCCCGATAAAGTAACGCTCGGGGTGTTCAACATTCGGAGTCACCTTCGCCCGCATAAAAACATGGCTGACTGGATCTCCAATAATCTCAGTCTCGATCCGACCATTCGGATACATCGCATGAAACCCGCTCACTCGTGTATGCACCATCACATACGCCTTCCCTTTCATATCGATTGCCTTTAATCCACCTACTTCTTTCATATATTCCCGTCCTTTCTATTTTGTTTTTTAGTAATAATACATTTGCCGTGAGACAAATGCTGTCCTATGACTTGCCCAAAAGGGCACTATCAACCCAACGCTTGCAGGTTAATCGTTTGTCGTTCGGACATCTTTTCAAAGAAACTTTCGCAGCCCAGTTACGGACAGATCCGTAGGTGCGGTTTAGATAGATTGCGGTGTCACGAAGAGTCCACCAAGATTGTGTGCTGATTCGTGAAATCTCATCTGGAGAATACTTTTTTCGGTGCTGTTTTGGTTGTGACATATTGGATAAGTAACAATCTGCCACCAAATGTCAACAACTGCTTGCAAATTATTTTAATTTGACACCAGTTGTCATCTGTCATATTTTGTCATTATGAAAACAAGAGCTACAAAAAACGTCACTGGTTCTGCCAGTGGTGCGTTGGCATATAATATCGGGCTGAGATGCCCAAAAGAAATGAAACAAGCAGCAGAGCGGATGAGCAAGTTGCTAGACCGCTCGGAGAATAGCATCATCATCGAAAGCGTGATGGCCATCGACGAGATGTCCCGCTCTCTAAGCGAGAGTAATCACCCTCCGAAGATGGTGTTCATGCTGCGACAGGCAATGACCTACAACGCCAAACAAGCGTCCAGCTAAATGGCATCGTTGGTCAAGAGAGGACAGTTCTGGTATGTATACTACCGTATAGACGGTAGGCAGTCGGGTGTATCCACCTTCCAAGCTGGAAGGTCACCCAACGAGGTAGCCAGAGCAGTCCTCGAAAAGTATCGAATGATGGAGGGGTGCAACAAGCATGGCCTCCCATACGTTGACAATTCGGCCAACGTATCAGACATGATCGGGCAGTATTGGGAGTCAAAGCCTTCCCTTGCCCTGTATACGGCAACTAAGAAGAAAGCCGTGCTGGACAGACTGTGCCAGCATATGGGCGCAAAGAAGGTCACATCCATTGGGGTGCATGAATGTGATCAGTTCATGTCTACCTGCCTCTCGCACCTGCACGATAACAGCAAAGAGCTTTATCGTGCTTTAATTTCCAGCCTGTGGACATGGGGTATCAAGAGGAGCCTTGCCACAAAGAACCCTTGGTCTGAGATCCAATTCAAGAGAACTCCTAAGACCCCGAGGCGGTGCCTCAAGAAGGAGGAGATCGATGCCCTGATAGGCCATGCCAAGGGATCTGTACTCCTAGCCATCCTGTTGGGGCTTTACGCTGGGGCACGGGTTGGGGACTGCGTGAACCTTTACGGTGAGGACATCGACTTTACTTCCAAGACTATTATATTCCGCAGGAGAAAGGGTAGCCGTGAGGGTTCCCCGAAAGTACAGGAGCTGCCACTTCACCCAGTACTCGAGGATGTCTTCTCCAAGATGGATCTCGTCAGCAACGCTAGGCTTATACCTCTTCGGGCGAACCACCTTGGAACCAAGGTAGCTAACGCCATGAAGGAGGCTGGGATCAATACGACCCACCATTATCTTCGTCACACCTTTATCTCCATGATGGCAGAGAAGCAGGCTGGCATGGCACAGATCAGTCAGCTGGCTGGTCACTCGAGCTGGGCTATCACGAAGCGGTATACCCACATCTCCAAAGATTCCCTTCGGGATGCGATTGGGATACTGCAGTGATTATTTTGCTAACCTCCAATCTGACCCCTAAAAATGTTAACCTAATGTTAACGATGCCTGCAAAAAGAGGTGATTAATAGTGACAAATATCAACAGTAACAGACAGAAGCAGACACTCCATCATT